GCAGAACTCGCCCGTCTGGGCGAGGGGTTCTCTGATGGAGAACCCTGCTTGACAGACACGGCCATCCTTATGGGTGACCCTGGCTGTAAGGGTGTGCTAACCCTCCACAACCTAGTTGCGGAGGAGGAAGCTGCCTTGGAGGAGGTTCTAGGACGCACCGTGTGCGTTCAAGATCTCCTCGAGGCAAACCCTGTACATCTTCCCTGGCGCCACTTTAGTTGCGCAGGAGATGACCACACCGCTATTGGCCCAAGCAAATACTTGGACAATATTGGTGAAAACCACCGTAAGAACCAAATGGTTCTTTCGAAAGACAAGCACCTAAGGAGCTTGCACGGGGGTTTCTACTGCGAGCGTGTCATGTTCAAAGGACCTGACACGGTCTACGTAAAACAGGACCGTGTTGACTATAGTCAACACATTCTTGTTGATTCGGTTAAAGTGAGACTTTTGTCTCCTGAAACCAAAGACCGAGAAGCTGAGGTTGAGACCAACCCAGCAATCGGTAAGGCCCGATTACTGTATAAACAGTTAATGTGGAGCCCACCGGGTTGGGAGAGGACACTGAATGTCCTCGTCCAACGCCGTTTCCGAGGGAGGATGTTTAAACATCTTCCTAGGAATCGACACGGCGGCTTAAGCCGTCGAATCGAGCTTCCAGCCCTCTTAGGAGGGATCGGAATGTGCCCCCCCCGGTTTGCCGGGTGGGACTTAGATAACGTCCTCGCTGAATGCAGCGAGAACCATCTACGCTTGGTACAGCATATCCTTAAAGGGATACCAACCGACACCTTCGGGTATCGGGCGCTGTCCAAGTATTCTTCCGACCGTTACGCCCGTGGCGTAAAGCTGGATGATGCCGTCGATCTGATCGTAGATCGGATGTTCGACTTGACCCCAACCTACAACCATAAGGTTGTAGTTGAGGAAGCCCGCACGCGGTTTAAACTGCGTGAAGGGCTCGGGTATCGCCATATCGCAAAAGCGGTGGCGAAACTCGGATATGAAACCAAACTTTCTTTTAAAAGGAAGCTTGCACGCGCAACGAACCAAGAGTTCTTGCTCGTGTCCAACAACAGTCGGGGTTTCAAAACAGCAACGTGGGAGGAGCGTAGCACCTCCTTTGAAGCTGACGTCCTAATCGCTAACGTCATGAATGACGTCGATCCGGACTACGACATGAAGTTCATATATGACAAAATCATGTCGTTCCCTCACCAGGAAAAGCTCATAAGAGCTTTACAGGAGAAGGAGATCTACCTAGATCCCACATATGAGATCGAGTTAGAAGACGGTACAAAGTTTAACGTCCTAAAGGACCTTAAACAGAATGCACCGGACACAAAGCTTCCGCCAACGCGGGGCTTCGTGTAAACGTATTTCCACTAAAGTGGAAACAGTTTCCAGGCGTTTGCTGCCGATTTAAACCAACAGAGTTGGTACCGTTCACTCTTCGGAGTGGCGGCACTTGACAACATGCCATCTCTGGCTGCCCGCTCTATCGGCATCGAACACAAATAAGCGTGCTCAATGACCCCTTAAGGGGTAAACCTCTAGAGGTTTTCG